ATCAAACAACAAGGGTGCTGGCTTCCTCGTAAATCCAGAATACTACGGTATTCATGAGCTAATCCCAATGGGAACTTCTCGTCTGCCAAATCTTGGCGGTGGTGAGCGTGGCATTGTGGATTGTGCGCTGACACTTGGTGTCTACCACCCACAAGCTCACGGACTTATTAAAGGTCAGGCTGACGCTTAAATAATTCTGGTTGGGGGGCGAAAGCCCCCCGCCTTTTATTATGGAAATAATCCACAAGCCTCACGAAATCACACAAGAAGCGATTGACGCTGCTTTTGCTGATGAAATCAAAAGAACTTTTAAAGAAGAAAGGCATCTGGAATCTAAGCGTGTAGACGTTGCAAGAAAAGAAGCAACTCAAGAGCGAGGTAAAACACATCCAGTTTTAGGTAAGTGCGTAGCTACAATTCCTGCTAGGGACTATTTTAGAATGATTAAAAAATACGGAACCGAACACGTTCATTCCAAAGAGTTTTTAAAGTATTACAACAAAACATTTAGCGACTTAAGTCCAAATAGGGTATAATGCAAAACAGGACATATACCGAATTATTTAGTCTAATAAAATCTTTAGCTGGCGTAAATGAATTTACACCAGAAGAGACTAATTATATTCGCGACTTTGCAAATCGTCGGTTTTATGAAGCGTTTGAAATTACCGAAGCCTGGCCCAGGTATTTAGTAGTTGGAGAAGCTCGAACTGCTACAAATGGTGTAGTTCCAGTGGAAGAAGGATCTAAGTCAAGAATAGGTCAGTTTTTACGAATACATAGGAACAAGCCTTTTTTAAGAAACTCAGAAGTTGAGTATGACTTTTATGTAGATTTTAGTGGAGCTCATATAATTAACGAAATAGGCGGAAGCGAAGGGACAAGCGAGGTTTATGTTACATACAAAAGAGAATTTAACCCAATTTTAGGATATGCCTCTTCTCCTGGCGTTCAGAGCGTTCCCAACGAATTTTTTTACTATATAGCACACAGTTCTTATGCCGACTTTTTGAGAATGGACGGTCAGGTCGAAAAAGCTCTAATAGAAGAAAAGGTGGGAGAAAAATATTTAGATATAGAATTATCTAAACTAGAAATTTTAGTTAATAATAACAATGTTGGAAAACGAATTTCCACTTATGTAAACAAACAATCAAGATAAATTATGTTAAGTTCAAGAAATAACACCTTAGAGTTTAGCTCTGCGGGTTCAATCCTACTCAATGATGGAGCTGTTTCAAATGGCAGATTTGGAGCCATACAAATTCTCCAAGACACTGTTATAGATAGTGTAGAGGCTAATAATGTAGATCAAACTACACACGTGTCTTATACCGCTAAATCTTTCAATGCTGGAACCATACTATATGGCGATTTTACTAACGTCTCAATAACAAGTGGTTTAGTAGCATTGCACAAAGTATAAGATGAACCTTTCCCTTAAATCGGCTATCAATCGCTTGGGCAGAGTTCCTCGAGTTATTGCTTTCTATATAAGGAACTCGGGATCAGGATTTTTTTTAACACCCACTGGATTCAAATACATTAGACCACAATAATCATGGCAGATATAACAGTTTCAACCGACGTAGATGCAATGCTACGATCCGCAAACAATGCGGCAATAAGAAGTAATATAGGTGCAGTGGGATCAGCTAGTCCTACATTTACTGGCACAACAACAACATCAAAAATTATTACAAATGAAATCCAGTGCGAAGGAACTACAGCTGGAACAGCTGAACCAATTAACTACGATTCTAACGAACACAGGTTTAGAGATTTCGATGCAAATCCCACCAACTTGCTAGTAATTGAAAAAATAAATGGATACACCGGTGCAAGGGTCGGCATAAATAAAGAACCTAGTTCCAGCAATGCCGTTGCTTTGCATATTGTAGCAGGTAAAAATGCTAGCACCAATGAGAAAGACTTAGGACTTAAAGTTACTGGAGGGGGTGCTTTCCTTGAACAATTTCTTAGGATTGGTCACTACACTGATAGCGAAAGAGACGCTATAACCAATCCAACAAATGGAACAGTTATATACAATGAAACTCATCACGAGTTCCAAGGTTACATAGGTGGCGGAGGTGGAACTGCTGGCTGGAAAAAATTCACAATGAGTAATGTATCTACTTAATGATGGACACGATGCTTAGAGGAACAGTGGGATCAACTGGATTCTTTGCCTGTCTTGGACTGCAAAGCATTAACAGCGTAGTTAGCGTCATTGTGGGTGTAATGACTTTTGTTTTTTTAGGACTTTCTATTTATAAATTAATTAAAGACTTAAAATGACTACTGAACTTATAGCTATGCTAGGTGGGAGCGCTTCTGGTTTTGTATTTAAGTTAATAGGTCAATTAGTAGCAAATCAACAAGGCACGGTAGATGCTATGCTTAAGAAGCAAGCCGCAGCCGACGAAAGCCACCAGAAAGCCGCTACAAGGGGCGGAGAGTGGGTCAGGAGGGTCATAGTATGCACCGTCCTGTTTGCGGTTGTTATAGCCCCATTTATATTGGCTCACAGCCCTGAGGGAGTTACGGTTGGACAAGAAAGAAAAGGCTTCTTTGGATTGTTTGGAGGAGTTAAATATCAAACCCTTAATGGCTACCTAATTCTACCAGAGATTCGTCAAACAGTTTTAGCAATCGTTGGGTTCTATTTTGGTTCCTCTACTATTAAATGAATGAAACTTTACAAATCATATCATCTCTCTGGCCCATCGGCATTGGCATTATTACCCTTATCATTGTCCTGGCTAGGATGCATTACAACCTGGAAGCTCTTACAGAAAAAGTAAAAGTGCTCTTTGATTTTCACAATAAGAGAAAGAAATAAAATGAAAAAATGCAACTGCGGTAAATCTAGCACTATGCCAAAGTGCGATGGTCAATCCCACAATATCAAACCCCGTAACCCCGGAAGTGGCAAAAAAATGTCACGAAAGAAAGTATCATAATGCCTAAAGACGCTTGTTATAAAAAAGTTAAAGCTAGATATAAAGTGTTTCCATCTGCTTACGCAAGTGGAGCTATAGCCAAATGTAGAAAAGTAGGAGCAGCAAATTGGGGCAACAAGTCCAAGCGCAAGAAAGTTTAGATGGCAGTCAGAAAAACAAAGGAGGGTCTTGCCCTCAAGAGGTGGTTCAAGGAGGACTGGAAAGATGTCCGATCGGGCAAGCCTTGCGGCAGACGAAAGGGCGAAAAGCGCGGAACGCCTTATTGCAGACCGTCCAAACGTGTAAGCTCAAAGACTCCTGTTACTGCAAGCGAGATGTCAAAGGGAGAGAAGCGTTCAAGAATTTCACAAAAGAAAAAGCTGGGTCAACCAGCAGGTAAACCAAGAAGAGTAAAATCAATAAGGAGAAAATAGATATGCCAAACGTAGGAGGAAAAAAATACCCATACACAGCACGAGGAAAAGCAATGGCTCGAAAAGCAGCTATGGCTAAACGTCCTGTCAAGCGAGCTATGCGTAAGCGTAAATAGTGGCTAGAATAGATAAAAGCAAGATGCCGTGCAACAAGCCCCGCAGACAAATATCTGGGGGCAAGAAGTCGGTTGTCAAAGCCTGCCAAGGCGGTAAGGAAAAAATAATCCGATTTGGGGATGCAAACATGAGCATCAAAAAAAGTAACCCCGATCGGAAACGGTCTTACTGTGCTCGTAGCGGAGGAATAAAGGGAACTAAAAATAAGTTGTCGGCTAATTACTGGTCGCGCAAAGCTTGGAAATGTTAAAATATGCCACGATATTCTGGATACGGAGCAAATGATTCCAAGATTGTTGATGAGTTCGACACTGGATACTTTGGGTTTAATAATAGGTTTCGACCTGATCAGTTGAAGCCAGGGATCCTTTCGGACTCTCGCAATGGTCGAATGGACATAAATGGCGAGTGGCAGGTTAGAAGAGGTATTGATAACATTACTAGCGAATTAGTTGCCGGCACTACTGGAATAATCCTTAGCTTTGACCTAAACGATAGTTCACCCCCGACCATAGATGATGATGCACAGCCTAGAATTTGGGCATCTTGCGCTTATTCCAACCCTAATGAACAATCTAGTCAGTATATTATTACTGCACAGAATAGTGAAGCAATAGCAAGTGACCTAGAGACAAGCACCGCAAGTAAAGTTCCTTATCCTCCTAGCTACACCCTGCAAAAAATCTCTAATCTAACTCAAGCCTTTAATCAAGTAATTCTTTTTGTAAAAGGTAAAACAGCTTTAGTTTGGGACGGAATTATAGAGGCTGTAGAAGCTGGCAATTTTGAGGTTGGTAAAACATACAAAATATCAACCCCAGGGACTACTGATTTTACTTTAATAGGGGCTGCTGATAGTGCTGCTGGAACTGTTTTTACTGCAACTGGAGTTGGAACTGGAGACGGAACAGCAGTTTCTGGGTTTACAAAAGTAGAAAGCGGAACTTACGCACAGCCTGACAGATTGGGAGATACA